TTTGATAGACTCGAGTACGAGATCTTCAATCAAAACCTGTTCTTGGCTATTTGTAAAGTTATTGAAATAGAAATTGGTAGTCAAGATCTTATCCGATCATATCAAGAACTGGAAGAGAATACGATGAGATCATCTCGTCTTCCATTCTTCTTAATTCTTCCGTAGCGTCGTCATAGATCTTTTCGCCATTAAACTGCACACCGCCTGGAAGCTGCATGCCAGTAAACTTAGTCAGGTTTGAACCCCACTGTCTCTTGATCTGTGCAGTTGCATAGTTCTGAAGCCAACGATCATTCCATGCATCTGTCCATGTTTCAGGATTCACAACTTCGTATGCTTCGACAAGTAAGAATGTACCGACTGGAACTGTATTCCAGTCCATATCGACATGCAGTCTGTCTTTATGGCGTTGGTAACGAATCGGTTGCTGACCAACAAGAAGTTCTGTCACAAGCGCAAGATGTTCCATTACCATATAGTAAGGAACAAGAGAAACGTTTGTCAATGTATAGAGGTCGTTCAGAGCGATCTGATAACGGATATTGAAAAGGTCGTCAGCACGAATTGATGGATCGCCAATCTGGAAGACACGAACTGCACCAATGATATTTTCAGGTAGTGTGATGTACTTATTGGCTTTGTCTGTGTCTGTCACTTGATGCTTGTAATAGATTCTATCCGAACCATCAAAGTGATAGTCGTACCAATAACGGATTGCTTCGTCAATGCGATCATCTACCTGATCATCATCAACGTTGATCTCAATCACTGGCTTACCTAGTTTACGTAGGCAATACTCTTTAAACTCAGCTTTTGTTGTTGGTGTAGCCATCTCGACATCCTGTTTTGATTCTATTTATTTATTCATAGAACGCCAGTTGCTGATTGGCTGAAGTCCCATTGATCTGGCGGTTGTTTCTTTAAAAGTCAGAATAAAATCTCCGGCCAGTGAGATTCTACGATTCTCAATATTATCACTTGGCTGTGTGGATTCTACGAAATGTTTAAGCCTTGCCGGAAAGATTATTAATGCACCTTCATATGGACGAAATTCAACAGAGTTACAATTATACTGATTGTTGTATTTGACAGCTTCAATATTTTTATTTCGAAGAAACATACCGCCGACTAAATCATTCAGCCGTTCATCTGGTGCAATCATATGCAATGGACTTGCTTTATCGTCAGGAACATTTATATAGTATACAAATGAAAGATGTGCATCAGCATGGTTATGTGGAGGCACACTAAAGTCACTAAACCAAGTCTTGACTAACCAAGCTTCCCAGATGTCTTTTGATCCGACAAGCGCATCAATATAATCATTGGCAATAGTAGATATAAACTGAAAAAGATCTTCAAAGTCCGGATTGAGATGAAGATCTACGTGCCCAGACTCTTCACCAGTAATACCATCTTCTCTTGTATACTTTGGCAAGTTATCAAAGAACGTCTTTTTAAACTGCTCATGTTCAGGATAAACTTCAGTTCCTACAAGTGTAGGAAATAGATCAAACGTTTTCATAATATATCAAACCTCTAAGTGAAATGTAACGAAATTTGTATCCGCTGTTAAACCAGGTGTTTCTGTTTCAGAAACAAGTATGATAGAACCATCCCGTATCCTCAGCTTCATCCATTGGTACATGCTTGATCCAACAAACGTAAGAACCTTATATCTCGTGATTCCGTAGTTAGAGTAAAACGCCTTGCGTACAGCTGCAGTTGCTACTGTGTGGATGGGATTACGTGAATCGGTATCATCGGGTGCGGTGAGATACCAATGACCTCTTAATGTTATCCCATCGGCTTCAATAAAACCACCGGCAAACTCCATCAGCGTGCCATTGTATATTCCTTTGTAGAAGAATACTGATTCGTCCTCCGTCATTAAAGGCCACGTTCTGTTGAATGCGGATACAACCTGTGATCTGTAATATTGCTTCTTATCCTCGTAGGTCAAAGGTGTTGGAACTTGACTGAAGAAGTTAAGATCAAGTCGTGATTCCGCAGCTGCAAACATATCATCAAACTCAAGAAATTCTTCTAGCGAATTTATACGCTCAAATACTACAGACATTATGTAATCCTTTTCTTAGCGACAAGATTAGCGACTATATCTAACCATCCTTCACCAGAGGTATCATTTGGGTTATTATGATGCCATACGTGCTTATGCTCGCCTCCAGTCAACAAACTATATAGAAGACCTCTATCGTACGGACCGTTGTCATCGTGGTTAAGCGTTCCCAATGCCCCGGCCCAAATAGAAGACACGGCGGGAATGAAGTAAGCGAAAAAGAAAAGCTCAGTCGAAACAAAAATTAACAGATACGGTAACGCTAGTAAAAGAAAGTGGTGACGATGGAAAAATTTGGTAGTGTCTTTTCTCATTAACCTAACAACGGTTCTCAGGTCTCCTCCAGTAGGACCTCCTGTATCCCATAGAATCGGAAACATTACTTTCCACCCCATATGCTTGACACTATGAGGGTCTTTCTCTGTATCTGAGTATTTGTGGTGGAGAGCGTGGGCAGCGCAGTAGTCGATAGGAGATGAATATGTCCCATGGAGACCTAGGAATGTGCACACATATTCAACGATGGGGTTCATTTTATGCGTGTTATGGCCATGGATTCTGTGATATGTTACAGTTGTTCCTATAGTCTTGATAATCAAAAACATTATTAACGAAACTAGTAACCATGGAAGTGTAGCATAACTATAGATAGCCCATAGAGCAATTGGAGGCCCTACTAACTGCATAGATGTGAGGATGTACCTTTTATCAATCAAATCAATAGCTCTCATGTTATTAGAATTTGATTAGGCAGTGAATTGTACCAGACGCAGGAACAACATAATCAAATATTGCCTGGGACGCATTATTACTAACTGTTGAAGATTGAATAGTTCTTGATACGTTTGCTGCTACAATACGAGTAATGTCGGTCGGTTTGTATCCAGTAGATACTGCAGTTCCGTTGGCGGTCGGCGCAGTCTGTGCTGAAACTATTTGAAGAAATCCGTTCGAAGTTGTAAATTGAGTGTAAAATGATGCAAGCCATGCAGCAGCTGCAAATTGGAGGCGAGTATTACCACTTGAGGTGCCCTCACTAGGACTTACTGAACCGATATAGGCGACTAGCGAGTTGTATCCGTCCTGGTTAATAAACTTAGATCGGTACGAACCTGTTGTGATAGTGAATCCTTCACTGTCGTAAAGATCGCTAAATGAAATAGCACCAGAACCCCCGTATCTGGTGCGTATTTCGTCCATGCCGAGAGCACTACCGGTCGCCCGAGTAATTTCCGATCTCATATCGTTCATTGAGATGGCACCAGATGAGGGGGTTGGCATTGGTTATCCTTGCAGTTGTGCCTGAGCCTGTTGAAACAGCTTCTTCAGAATAGGGTCTACAACACGGTGTGGAAGTTCTTGTAGTCCACCCATGATGACATTCAATTCATTGACGTCCACTGTCAGTGTCACAGTTGGAGCCTGAGGAGCTTGCTGATTTTCAACAAGCTTCGGATCGAGTTCTGGATTAGTAGCCATGATATATTCTCCTTGAATTATGTATTGGCAGTTGGGGTTGTGTTAGATGAAGCTGTATTAGATTCAGCCCAAGGTAGTGCATCAGATTGTACTTCAACCATCGGACGAACGATAGCATCAATCTGCTTTTGGATTTGCTCATCGATGTGAGCTTTATAACCAGGATTGTCATTTACGACAGCCTGGACCCAACTTAGAACCTGAGTTTCTGTCAGATCTTCGTAGGATGTAAAGTTTGCAGGGTCGACCTGATCTGGTTCAAACGGAGTAGCACCGTGGAACGTACCCGAGTTATCGTCCTCGTCAGTTCCTGTGCATTCCCAATATGTTTGGACGATGATGTCATTAAGTTCTGCAGAAGGATCGTCCTGCTTCTTCAGACTCTTAATCTTCCATGTATATGTAAGTGCCATTTTTATTTATTCTCCAAAGAGTTGATTTTTTGTTCTAGTCTATTTATATGTGTTTGTTGTTCCTTAATTGCCTCGATCAGTAGAGGAACAAGTCTCGAATAGTCAACCGTCAGATAGTTTTCACCAGTCTTTGAATACTTATTACCGTCTTCATCAACCGCAATATCAACAGGAGCCATGTGAATAGCTTCTGGTAGAATTGCTTGTACTTGCTGAGCTGACAAACCTACTTGTTGTTCATCGTTATTATATCCGAGTTCCTTGGCAGTTTCATTCTCGACGTAGTAGAAACCATCAAGAGATTTTACTTTTTCAATGGCATGAGTGATAGAACCAATTCTTGTCTTTAGTCGTTCATCAGAATAGTAAGCTGTAATGTTACCGGTTGCATCAATATTATTACCTACGTAAAATGCTTTGCCATTATATACTTTAACGTATGTGCTATCATTCATCCAGATCCCGCCAGCATAAGATTCACTATACCAACCAGAATCGCCTTGTGATCTAAACCAGTTATTGGCAAAGATTCCTCTAAATTGACTATACGTACCATTTGGATCCGCATAATAACCTGTGTCGTTACTATCATAGAAAACTGGAGCGCGCATATCGCTGATAGCTGTGACAATACCACCAAATTGAGCATTATTATTTGTTAGATTGATTTCTAGTGGCCACGAGCCACTACCAACAGTAGTCCATGTTTCACTATCATTACCACCACGTAGAACATAGAAAATATTGCTATTCACGTGGATCATAGCAGAGTTATGATCTGTATCACGGAAGTATACTGTTGGTGATGCATTGCGAAGAACAAGTGTTCCTCCGTCCCAACGAACACTAGTATCATCTCTGTCATAGAATATTGGAGCGCGCATTGACCCAGAAGTGGATGTAAACGTGCCTCGAGAGTAGCAAAGCTCTAGTTGATCTCCAGCAACACCAGAGTTAAGAGTATCAAAGAATCCATTGTTTCCGACAATACCATAATTAGTATCAGATGCGTTATACAGACCTGCGTAATAGATTTGATTCATTATAGATGTTGAAGCCGGGTCTACATAATACCCAGTGTTATCATAATCATAGTAAACACCATCAGCATGGATGTTTTGTCCAAAGTAAAACTGGGGTCTGTCTGTCTGGAAATGACAGAAACTGGCATTCATTGGACCTAGATCAAGATAACCAGACGGCGTTTGAAGTCTATGAGCCGATGAAGTATTTGGATTCCAGTAATAACCTGTATTATCTACGTCATAGAAGATAGGAGCTCTAATATCAACGTAGTTATAACAAGATACAGAAGATGTCCAGACTTGTCTCCATCCTGGTGAATATCCGCTGCCTTGATCGTTATAGATAAACACAGAACCACCACCGGCGCCGGTAGTTGGTCTGATAACCATTGTTGTGAAGTAGCTGCCATCATGCCACGTGGCAAGAGCAGTACCCGCCATCTCGATACTAAAAATACCAGTGTCTACATCTGAGTTACCAGCATAATCCCATGGAGCTTTGTGTGCAGTAAATCCGCTAGCTAAATGGCCATTATCACCAAGATCACCGACAAAGTTAGCTGTTGTAGTACCGTTGTTGAAATACCCAGTAGCAAATCTATATCCAGACCCTGTGTAACCAATTGGTCCTTGAGCACCTTGCGGACCAGTTGCACCCTGGGATCCAGTTGGTCCAGTTGTCCCTTGTGGACCTTGCGGTCCTAAAGATCCAGTATATCCAATTGCGCCTTGAGGTCCTTGAGCGCCTTGTGGTCCCGTTGGACCCATAGCACCTTGCGCACCCTGAGCTCCTTGTGCACCTTGGCTTCCAGTAAATCCAATTGGACCTTGAGCTCCCTGAGGTCCTTGAGCTCCCTGAGGTCCTTGAGCACCTAAGCTTCCAGTGTAACCAATAGCACCCTGTGGTCCTTGAGCACCTTGCAATCCTTGCGGACCCTGTGGTCCGGTTACACCTTGAGGTCCAGTTGCACCAGTTGGTCCGGTACTTCCAGTAAAGCCAATTGCACCCTGTGGTCCAGTCGGACCTGTAGCTCCTTGTGGGCCTTGTGGTCCGGTAGGTCCAGTTGGTCCAGTACTTCCAGTAAAACCAATTGGACCCTGTGCACCAGTAGGTCCTTGAGCTCCTTGTGGACCAGTTGGCCCAGTAGATCCAGTAAAGCCAATTGGCCCTTGTGGACCGCCGTCGCCTTTTGATCCGGTAAATCCAGTCGTGCCTTGTGGACCGGTAGCACCCTGAGGACCGGTCGATCCAGTAAAACCAAGCGGACCCTGCGGACCTGTAGGACCAGTTGAACCAGTAAATCCTGCACCTTGACTTCCAGTGAATCCAAGAGATCCAGTAAATCCAGTTACGCCCTGTGCACCTTGAGGACCTGTTGGTCCAGTATCACCTTGTGATCCAGTAAATCCTTGGCTGCCAGTATATCCAAGAGGACCGGCAACTGTTGAAGCAGACCCTGTAAATCCTTGGCTGCCGGTAAATCCAGTATCACCCTTTGATCCGGTATATCCAATATCACCTTGCGAACCAGTGAATCCTTGGCTACCAGTAAATCCTGTTGCTCCGCGAGAACCAGTGAATCCAATATCACCCTTTGATCCAGTGTAACCAAGACTTCCAGTATAACCTGTATCACCACGGTCACCAGTTCTGGCAAACGTGATAATAATATCAAGACCATTCGAAAAGGATGTGGCTCCAGCAAGATAAGCTACAGGAACCTGAAAGCTGGCTATACCATCAACATGAAGACCAGTAATAGAAAACTGAGAGAAGTTGGCAGTATTTGCCTTCTCTGTTATTGTAAAGTGGCCTTTGATTGCAGATGTCGAGTCGTCAATGGTTTGTAAGAAGTTAGTGATTGCAACTAAATTATCATCTTCATCATGAATAATGAGAGTTGTAGCATTATTAAATGCAGTGTTATTAAGCTTTAATTGGCCAGGACCAGGATCTGATAGAGTAGTAGCTGTTGAGAAAGTATAATCGAACGCAGCACCACCAAAGATACCATCTTCGCCCTTGTCACCTTTGGATCCTGTGAATCCAGCACCAGATCCCCAGTAAACTCCTGTACCATTTGATAGCAGTGCCTGACCAGATGATCCCACGAAGCCGTTAGCTACGAGGCCTTTGATCGACAGATTATTAAAGAGATGAATCGTATCTTTAGACATTCGATAGGGTTACCAACATATTGTTAGAGATGGTACTTGACATATAGGCAAACTCAAAAGGAACCGAAGCAAAGACTGCGTTTGCAATATACTTATTTAGCACAGCTGTAGATGTAACGATTGCATTGCCATTACGACTTGCAATGATTCCATTTGCATTATAACTGAACGCAATCTTGTTTGTTGCCTGTTGAGCTCCACAGTTCACAGTATTTACAAAGACGTTATTTGAGCCATCGACAAAGACTCGATTGTTTGCAGTATTTGAGTTGAGACTCAGAACAGTATTACCAGCTGCAACTGCATCCCACTTAATATAGATCGAGCCTTCGTCCTGGTTATACGTATGGAATGGTACGTATTCTTTCAGGTCAAAGTTTTGAATATAAAGTCGGTTGTTAATATCACCAAAGCCGGCAGAGACATAAATCGTGTCTGATGTTGGTTCAAAGATAATCGAGAAGGCAGCTTCTGACGTTGTGCCAATGTAACCACCAAGACTGTTATCACCAAAAGAAGAACCGACTTCGATTCTTGAAGGGCCAGAGTCACGATCTGGATTTTGTGAAGAATAGTTCTGATCAGTTGTATAATAAGCATTGCCAGTCAGAATATATCTCTTGCCGACCGAGACAGAGATTGTCTGTGACAGGCAGTTATCCTTTTGGCCAGACGACACAGCAACCAAGTAATTGCCATCCGATGTCTGAATGTTGCCGTTTGCCTGCATCCATGTTGACAAAAGATTTGTCTTTGTCTTGATCGGACCCATGACACCAGAAGTCACGTAGGCATTTGCATAGGTGAATACATTATTGTTTGATTGGCGAATCGTAATGTTATTGGCACCATTGAAGTAAATGCCAAGTCCTTCTTCTGTCTTGATGTTTCTACCACTTAATGTATTCTCAGAATAGAGATTACAAGCAATCGGTATTCTTTCGATACTGAATGTTGTTGGTATTACGGTTGGTGTAACACTGACAATTCCAACATTGTTTGCAATTGAAACAATATACTCAAGTGGAGTGATTCCATCCTTGGCCAGTGAATACTGGTTTTCAGATGTTTGGATTCCATCATGACTGATATCAAGTGTCGAGTAATGAGTAGTGTTTCCAGATGATACATGAATATCATAGTGAATAATCTTCTCGGTCGGCAGATTGAAAGTATCAATCGTCTGTGAAGAAGTATTTGTCGATGTGTATACTAGTGTTGTCATCTAGCTTTCAACTCTTCAATTTCTGCACTGAGCTCTTTGATAGCTTCGATTAGAAGTGGAACAATACGCTCATAATCCACAGTCAAGTAGCCGCGGCCGATTGGAGCGTCTGTGACCACCTCAGGCAATACTGCTTCTAGTTCCTGAGCAGACACACCTACTTCTCTCTTTGGCTTGTATCCAAGTTTCTGAGCAGTCTCATTTGCCTCGTAATAGAATCCGTTCAGTTGGCGGACTTTATCAACGGCGTTTGTAATATTTCCAAACTTTGTCTTCAGTCTATCATCAGAGTAATAAGCGATAATATTACCAGCTGCTCGGATCGAGTCGCCGGTTGTATTAAAGTCGGCATAATAAGCGGTGTTGTCAAGATCATAGAAGATAGGTGCTCTGAAAGAGCTATCTTCTGATGTGTAGTTGGAATACTTAATCAAGGGAGTTCCTGTAGAACCACCCCCATAAATTCTAGTAACGCCGCTGTTTCCGTTACCATAACCAATATACATACCATCTGCAAGAGCGCCAGAAGTAGCTGCGTTACGAAATACGCGGAATGAACCATAAACATCGTTGGTGACAAGATCAAGGCTAGAAGTTAAACGCAAACCAGACATAACAGAGGCACTATTTGGGTCTGTATAAAAAGCAGTGTTATTACTATCATAGAATATAGGAGCATCAACACGTGTTGCCGCGAATCCCGAAGCAAAGATAATATCTCTTCTATTATTTGTAATATCGCTTTGGCCACCAAATACAAAGTGACCGCCCGAATTCATGTAAATTCTTGCAGCTGCTCGCGCCGACCAGTGGAAGTTAACACCCGGCGCTTCGTTTGCTGCTCCGGTTGCTGCACCAGCATAAGAATATTCACGAAGTTCTAAGCCGCCAAATGTGTCGTTAGATACTCCATTTCTTGCTACATATAGATTTCCAAGGAGGTTAGTTGTTCCCAATGGATCCATGTAGTAACCGGTGTTATCACTGTCGTAGAAGATAGGCGATCTTGCTGACCCGTTAATCTGTGTATAACCACCTGTGCCACCTGTAAGAGTTAATGCAGCTGCAGTGTCATTACCCACACCGCCTCTTGCTTTTAGGTTCGCCTCCATGTATACAGTTCCGGAGTTAAAATACGCTCCTCCTGGAAAGTGAATATAACTTGACGCAGTAATATATGGGTTTGACGGGCCAAATGTAATATTACCATTTAAGCTTAAAGCAGTCGCTCCAGTACCATTAAAGTAATAACCAGTGTTATCACTATCATAGAAGATAGGTGCACGGAAATCAACTGAGGATGTAATAACACCTGTCTGAGAAATAGTAAGGCGATTATTCCAACCACCACTTGAGTCCGGATCAGCAACAGCCGCGTTATCATAAGTTTGAAAACGAAGGGCAGGGGCACGAAGAGTAATAAAGTCTGGGCCAGATCCATTTGCAGGGTCGTTTGCATGGAATAGTAAAAGTTCGGTAGCTTCGTTGCCAACGTTAGGGTCGCCGGTCGGCATTGTGCGTGTTATTATAAACGCATTTGGATCGCCGGGAGTTGGACCAATTCGCATACCATCAGAAAATGTAGCGCGACTACTAAAGGTTTTTAGACCATCAATAGTTTGAGTGCCGCTTGTAAGTCCTGTGGAACCAGTAAAACCGATTGGTCCTTGAGCACCCTGCGGTCCAGTCGGCCCAGTTGCACCAGCAGAACCAGTAAAACCAGTTGCGCCACGTGAACCAGTGAAGCCAATTGGTCCCTGCGGACCGGTGGCACCCTGAGCACCTTGCGGGCCAGTTGCACCAGCAGAACCAGTAAAACCGATTGGTCCTTGTGGACCAGTTGGTCCAGTTGCACCCTGTGCACCTTGAGCACCTTGGCTACCAGTAAATCCGATAGGTCCTTGAGGACCCGTTGGGCCTGTAGGACCGGTTGGACCAACAGAACCGGTGAAACCTGTTGCACCACGTGATCCAGTAAATCCAATAGGACCTTGAGGACCGGTTGGACCAATTGACCCCGTGAAACCGATTGGACCCTGAGGACCGGTCGGCCCGGTAGATCCAGTAAATCCAATAGGACCTTGTGGCCCAGTTGGACCTGTAGGTCCGGTCGCACCAGCAGAACCCGTGAATCCAATTGGTCCCTGCGGTCCAGTAGGACCGGTTGGGCCGGTTGGACCAACAGAACCAGTAAATCCTATTGGTCCTTGGGCACCTTGAGGTCCAGTTGAACCAGTGAAACCGATTGGTCCCTGTGGTCCTGTCGGCCCAGTTGAGCCAGTGAAACCGGTTGCACCACGTGAACCAGTGAAGCCAATTGGTCCTTGTGCACCTTGAGGGCCGGTTGAACCGGTAAAGCCAATAGGACCTTGAGATCCTGTAAAGCCGATTGGTCCCTGTGGACCTGTAGGACCTGTAGGACCCGTTGCGCCGGCAGATCCAGTGAATCCAATAGGACCTTGTGGCCCTGTTGGACCAGTTGATCCTGTAAATCCGATCGGTCCTTGTGGCCCTGTTGGACCAGTTGATCCTGTAAATCCTGGTGTGCCTTGTGGTCCTGTAACACCCTGAGGACCAATTTGACCTTGAGATCCTGTAAAGCCGGCTGTTCCCTGTGGTCCTTGAGGACCGGTTGGACCTTGAGCACCAACAGATCCTGTAAAACCAATAGGTCCTTGCGGACCAGTTGCACCAGCAGAACCAGTAAAGCCAGTTGTTCCCTGCGGTCCTGTAGATCCTGTATAACCAGGATTGTTCGACCAGAATACAGCACTACCATTAGATATTAGGGCTTGACCAGAAGTACCAAGCGTTCCATTGGCCGAAATACCTGATGTCGAACTTAAGATTAGATGGTCAGCAGCATTAAGATTCACATTAGCATTAAATGTTGCAATACCATCAACCTGCAAAGTAGTAGAAACGTTAGCAAAGCCGGTAATGGTTGTATTACCAGCAGCGAGTGTAGTAATTCCAGATACTGCTCCAGAAAATGTACCGTTGGTGGTTGCAAGCCTTGATAATGTAACTGTGCCGGTGGTTGCCGAAATAATAATAGGAGCCGCCTGGAATGTACCAGTATTATCATATATCGATATGGTTAAGTTATTATTATCATATCTATACAAGCCTGCTCTAATAGTACCACCGGTATCCTCCCATTTAATACCTGAAAAGTTAGTACTATTAGATGCTCTAAAGGTTGAACCCCATGAAGCTACATTAGTTGTGGTACCTGTTGCATTGGCAATGAAGCTAGTGCCAACTGTGTGAGATGCAGCATTGACAGAAGATGTAGCATTTACAAACCCAGTGATTGTAGTATTGCCAGCATCCAATGTTGTAATACCAGACGCTGCACCAGCTGCTACAAGTGATGAGATAGATAATGGTTGTCCATTAGTTGTCCAGCGATCGTTTGTTTCATCCCAAATGAATTGTACGTTTGCAGATGTACCACGCATGATCTCAAGACCGGCGTTTTGCGTAGGTGCAGCCGCTCCAAGATCAGCATTGAGGGTTACAATATTATCACCGACATCTAAAGTCGTCGTGTTGACATAAGTTCTTGTGCCAGATACAGTTAAGTTACCGCTAAGTGTCAGATCAACCGCGCTAAGAGTACCAGCATTAGTAATACTAAACGTATTCATATCTACGTTAGCATAGGCTGTTCCACCCCATGAACCTGTAAATCCAATAGGACCTTGAGCACCTTGCGCGCCAGTAGAACCAGTAAATCCAATCGGTCCTTGAGCACCAGTTGCGCCAGCAGAACCAGTAAAACCAATATTACCCTGCGAACCCTGCGCACCTACAGAACCAGTGAATCCTGTAGTTCCTTGTGAACCTGTAAAGCCAATTGGACCTTGTGCACCTTGTGGGCCGGTTGAACCGGTAAAGCCAATAGGACCTTGCGGGCCGGTCGCACCCTGTGGTCCTTGTGCACCTACAGAACCAGTAAAGCCGATTGGCCCTTGTGCACCAGTAGATCCTGTAAAACCAATTGGTCCTTGTGCACCTACAGAACCAGTAAAGCCGGTTGTGCCTCGTGATCCTGTAAATCCAATTGCACCTTGAGGTCCCTGAGCACCGATCGACCCAGTAAAGCCGGTTGTGCCTTGCGGGCCGGCCGAACCGGTATAACCTGGATTGTTTGACCAATATACTGCAGATCCGTTTGATACAAGACCTTGGCCAGCAGTACCTAAGCTGCCATTTGCATAGATTGAATTTGCATAGAGTGTATTTGCCTGGAAGTCGGCAATCTTAAAGCTGGCATTTGATGTGTCGATAAATGGTGAAGTGTCTGGCTCTGGAAGATAGCTATCAAAAACTTTGTATCGGCCATCGGTTGCATCACGGAAGAATCCGGTGTGATGATACGTACCGTCGTTATATCCGGCAGCAAAACCAATGTCTGGATTGATATCTGTCTTACCACGAGCAGTACCACCGGAAACATAAGTCGCCGTATTTGTATTTGCCACAGTAAAGTGTGTAGCATTTGCTGTAAGAATATTTGTGTAAGTTCCATTATAAGAACTTGGATCCACCGCAGTAACATATACATCCCAACCGGAAGCATAGTTATTATTGGCAGTGAATGTAACAACAGAACCGTTACCAGAAACGTTTGTAATTGTAGCAAGAACACCCTGGTTCAGGTACAACATACTATCAGTAATCGATAGGTTATTACCAGAGATACTAATAGAAGTGCCGGTAACTTGAAGGTTACCGCCAATAGTGACGTTACCACCTACATTGAGAGAAGCTAGATTCGCACCGACTTCGAATGCGACAGATCCGTTTGAGGAGTAGACCTTTTGGTCAGTCAGATTAACCGCAAATTCGCCGGCATCGATATAAGAAGTATTGCCAGAGTTTGTAGTGTTCGGTGTACGACCAGAAATAGTCGTGCGCTTAAACTGAATCTTATTGTTTGCCATGTGGCTCCCCAAAGCAGATATATATCTTGTAAGCCAACTATTTAGTTGACAGTATTATTGTTTTTATTTATAATGGAACTATGATGAAGATTGCTTTTATAGATACACTCGGCCTAACCTATGACGGATCCACTCTCTCAAAGAGAGGACTTGGAGGATCCGAATCGGCCGTAATTCGCATGTCAGAAGAACTTGCCAAAATAGGCTTTGATGTTACAGTCTTTAATGATTGTGTTTCGGATGACTCGCGCGGGGGATTGTATAATGGTGTTAATTATCGCCCTGTAGCTGGCGATGGACCCAAGTCAAACCGTAAAACATATGATGTCTGTATCGTATCTCGGTCCGTAAAACCCATTGCAGAAGACTGGCCAATTATAGCCAATTCTAAACACGTTTGCCTTTGGATGCATGATACGTTCTGCGAGGGCGATGATCAGATCGAGTATTTGATTAATATTGGCAAACTGAATGAAATCTTTACTCTCTCAGACTGGCACACTGGATACGTAACTCACTGCGATCATGGATTCCGTCGTAACTATGATGTTCTAAAGAATCACATCTTCCTGACTCGTAACGGTATTGGCAATATGAATCCAGGTTGGATTGATATTCGTGAGAAAGATCCGAACCTTTTTGTCTTCAATGCATCTGTGACCAAGGGAATGATTCCTCTTGTCAAACAGATCTGGCCAGAAGTTAAGCGCCGTATTCCAGATGCAAAGCTCAAGATTGTCGGTGGCTATTATAAGTTTCGTGAAGCGGCAGGTCCAGACCAGCAACAAAAAGACTGGACTGATCTTATGATGCACTATGGTGGAGACATTGAATTCACCGGTGTAATTACTCAACAAGAGATCTCAGATATCCTACGCAAAGCATCCTACATGATTTACCCTGTAGGTTTCCCAGAGACGTTTGGCATCTCAACACTTGAAGCTCTGGCTCATAATGTACCACTCATCACATGTCAGTTCGGTGCACTTGAAGAGACTGCAATTGATCTGGCATCATGGAAGATCAAGTATCCTGTTGAACCGAACTGGGCAATGCAATGGCTGAACCAGGAACAACAGGTGAATTTGTTTGTTGACAAGGTCGTAGAAGCATATAATACTCCTTATCTGCATCAACAGAAGATGTACGCTTGCAATCAGGTCAAAGACATTTGTACTTGGGATACGGTTGCTCTTCAGTGGAAACAACATCTGTATAAGAAACTTGGTGAATACTTGCCTGTTGATGAGTATCGCAAGGTTACGAAGATCAACAATAAGGTTCGCAAAGTATTCAACCGCCGGTTCTTGAATGCAGAGGAACTCCAACCAGTTAAGATCTCAGATGAAAAATCTATAGCAGTTATTACGCCTGTATATAATGCTGAAGCATACATTGAAAGGTGTATTCGATCTGTAGCCGCGCAAGACTATACTGACTATCACATGTATATTATTGATGATTACTCAACAGATAATACAGTAAAGGTCGCCAGGGAAACCATCAACTCGCTTCCACAATGGCAACGTTGGCACTTTACTGTTTTACAAAATGAAGAGAATCTTGGCGCTGTTGCAAATCACTATGATACGATCAAGCAATTGATAACAGAACAGTATATCATGCTTCTTGATGGTGATGATTCACTTGTCAACGATCCCACTATCTTCCATATGTACAACAACCTTTATCACGAAGATGCTGAGTTTACATACGGATCGTGTTGGTCTATGGCAGACAACATTCCGCTGATTGCTCAGGAATATCCGCCTGAAATTAAGGCAAACAAATTCTATCGTTCATACAGGTTCAATTGGAACATGCCATACACGCACCTGCGTACGTTTAAATCTTCGTTAGTTAAAAACTTGACAAAAGAAGATTTGCAGATTGATGGAAAATGGCCAAGAGCAGGCGGTGATACTTCATTGTTTTATTATTTAATTGAACGAGCAGATCCGAACAAAGTTGTGTGCGTAACAGATATTGTAGTTAACTATAACGATCTGAATCCACTTAATGACTACAAAGTAAATGCAGAAGAACAAAATAAGACTGCAGCAAAAATATTGAATAATTCTCCATTCTTTCCAGGACAGATTGATCTCAGACCGCTATGAAAAAAATCTTAATTGCCATTCCTACTGCTCGTTATATCGAAGCAGAGACCTTTAAGTCGATCTATGACTTGGAAGTTCCTGAAGGATATGAAACAACCTTTCAATACTTCTATGGATACCGAGTAGATCAGGTTCGTAACTTGATTGCAGACTGGGTTGTACGTGATTACGACTATTTGTTCTCGGTCGATCATGACATTACGTTTCCACCAGATACGCTGAAAAAACTCCTTGCTCATGATCAGGATCTGGTTTCTGGTGTGTATCGTCAGAGACTTGAACCACAGATGCTTGAGATCTACGAGCCGTTCGGTACACGTATGACAACCGAAGATCTCTATGCAAAGAACTGGAATCTAGTTGGTATTGGTGGTTGTGGCTTTGGCTGTGTGCTTGTTAAGAAAGAAGTTCTGGCCGGTGTAGGTTATCCACAGTTCGAGTATCATCCTGCTCTCGATCACGGTAATACGATCAGCGAAGATACAGATTTCTGTAAGAAGGCAATCACTAAAGGATTTAAACTTTGGTGTGATCCGTCAGTTCGTTGTGGCCACATCGGTTCTACGACTATGCACGTACAATTGCCAGAAGTCAATCTAGTAGAGGCAAGACTTCGAGAGTTGTCACTGCGAGACGACCAGCCAAAAGATCATGTTGATTATCTCAATGGCATGATGCTAGAAGGCGTAGAGCCAAAGGTGATCTACGATATTGGGGCTTGTGTAATGCACTGGACCAAAGAAGCTAAGAAGATCTGGCCAGATTCAAAGATCGTTATGTTTGATGCAATGAATCATGCAGAGTTTCTTTACAAGGAATCCGGTCTTGATTATTACTGTGATGGTCCAGTCGGAGACTTTACTCGATGGGTAAAGTACTACGAGAATCCAATGGATCCTGCTGGCAACTCAGTCTTTAAGGAAGATACTCAGTTCTTTACTGAGGAACACGCAGTCGATAAGAAGATGAGATCGCTCGACGACATTGCATCAGAAAAAGGCTGGCCGAAGCCAGACCTTGTCAAGATTGATGTGCAGGGTGCAGAGTTACTAATTCTTGTCGGTGGGCAAGAGACACTATCAAAATGTCAAGACATCATTATTGAAATGCAACACCAGGAATACAACCTAGGTGCACCACAAAAAGATGTAGTGATCGAATATCTCGACGAGATGGGATTTGAACTAGTGAGTCAGATCCATATTGGTAACGTGGATGGTGACTATCACTTTAGGCGTCGGTAGAATCTAAATTCTGTTTTGAAGGTTTCTTCTTAAGACGCTCTAATTCTAGTAAAACTTTTTGGTGTTCAGTTTGGAGGCTGGCGTAACTCTTTTCGAGTATCGCCAGCCTTGTTTCATGTAGAACGGTTTTACTTACGGATTCATGTAGATTCATCGTCAATCGATTAATATACTCATTAACAAATTCAGCTTCCATAATATTAGAACGTGCCTCCGTCAAGTGTGCCATAGACTACTGTTGAGCCATTTGACTGTAGAACATAACCATCTGTGCCGACGGCCAAGTTTGTCATGCCATTTGTTGAGTTACCAACTAGAATACCACCAGACGTGAGTGTTGATAACTTGATAGTATTTGCTGCAATCGAAACAGCGATCTCACTGTTTGCTGTAATGCTAAGAGTGCTATTATTTGAAATTAAAGCACCAGAGTTCAGATAAGCTTCAAGAGAAGCAATACCAAAACCAACAGCAGCAGTATTGACTGTCGTTGTTGGCTCAACTTCGAGACCAGTAAAGAGCTTATAGACTCCATCTGATGCATCACGAACAAGACCAGTATAACGTGTGCCACCGTTTGTGAACATACCATAGAAACCAACGTCGACGGTATCTGTACCGTTGCCGTTAGCAACCTTAATCATAGGATCTTCGATTGTAAGGTTGTTTGTATCAATCGTGGTAAGTGTACCAGAAACGGTCAGGTTACCGGAAAGAACAAGATCACCAATCGATAGCGCATTATTGACATGCACACCAGTCGAGTTGACTGTGAGTGTAGAACCGGTTGGGACACTAATTGAATCTGCTGCAACGCTGATACTATTCGAACCAACTACATTGAGAGTCACAGCTCCACCGGTACCACCACCGGTTATACCGTCGCCGGCAATTACCTCAGTAATATCAGCTGTAGTATTTGCCCAGTAAGCAGTTGTGCCGTTCGAGTGAAGTACCTGACCAGCATTACCAATACCACCATTGGCTTCCAGACCTGCGCCAGTAGAAATTGATACTCGTGTAGAGTTAGCAGTAAATCCGGTTACATTCAACGACGCAGTATTTACGTTTGGAACGTAAAGAAGGTTTGTAATCTTGTCAAATGTTAGGTTAGCAGAACCAGCAAGTGAACTACTGTCATTGAACTGAATGCTAGTATTTGCACCGGCAACACCTGGAAGAGGTGTTTCCCAATAGATAGTAGAACCATTCGAAGTCAGACGCTGGCCAGCAGTACCAATACTACCATTTGCATAAACAACTGTCGGTACTAGATTTGCTACGATAATATTATTGATAGCACTTGAACCATTGGCAACAAGTGCCTGATTCGCGGTGAGCACACCGGGATTGAACTTACCAGCAATGGTGAATGACGCACCATTTGAACCGATGAACAGATGGTCACCGTTTGCTGTAAAGGCCAATTCACCATTAGCTAATGACGGAGCGGTGGCTGTATTTAAAGATCTTTTGATCTGAATTAAATTAGCCATTAGTCTTCCTTATTAAAAAGTTCCCCCGTCAATATTCCCGAGGTCTTCGATTGCGAGCGGTCTTACTTCATATTTATCACTTACGGAATTATACACTAGAGTAGCACCTGATGTTACATTCACTTCATCAACATCGCCAAAATCTTCAATGCTACGAATTTCATTAATTTGATTCTTAAGAGTTACTGGTTTAGAGGCGGCAAGAGAGTCACCAGACGTGGTAACTCTTGCAATCATATTTGTATTCTGTATAATTTTAGCTTTGAGAGCCATGATTACCTCGTAACTTGAGGAGTGACTGTCACAATACCTTCAACCAAACGCGAGACTGTATTACTTGAACTTGTCAGTTCACAGTCATAAACATATCTACCAGCAGTTACATTTGCAGATGTAGCAGCATTCATACTCAGTGTTACAGTTCCGTCACCAGCATTAATGGCTACAGTAAAAGCAGTTGATGTAGAAGAAGTGTAGTGCTTGCGCATCTGTGCAGCACCAGTATAACCAGTTAGGTTTACTACATCGCCAGCATCATCGAGCACATCGATGTCTGTGCTGAAATCAGCGCCTTGGTCGATTTGTAGATTTGCCTTAATTGCCATTTATTCTTCCTCAAACTTAACATATCTATTTATAGTGTATAGATCTTTCTCATATTCAATTGTTGACCAGAATTTTTCGTCTAGATCTTCAAGTGTTTTTTTGAATTCTTCATCAAATTGTAGAAACTTGGTTTCTCTTCTTAAAGTTGAAGATATCATAAGCCTTTACCTTAGAAATTTCCAATGTGTCATAATCATAAACAACAGCCCAAAGTCTTCTTTCATCTCTTTCAAGTTCAGGAGGAGCTGGATAGATAAGTCCTTGTTCCTCACAATACTTTTTCACGTCTTCGTGTGTAGAATTAAAATAAACATCCACATGTGGAAGAACATTCTTATTCTGGTCAGATATCAAAGCATAGAATGGTTCAATTTTGCATGGTGGAAGATCAGGTCTTCTCATCGTCTTACCAGCAAACACATACTTTAGCCAGACTTCTTTTGTTACAAGATCATATTTCTTGCCGAACCATCTGTTTAATTTGCATCCATCTGGTAAGAATATGTTATACTCTTCATGATCTTCTTGGCTTGGGTACTCCCAAGCATACCAACTAACACATCCATTTGAATATGGTGGTCGATAGTTTGATGCGTATCCAATCATATTAGACTTATTTGATTTCAAATAATCAAGTGTAATATCAGGAAACGCATTAAGTAAATCTTCTATAATCGGATCAGCTTCAGGTAACTCTGTGCACCATGCTGTCCGAACTATTTCTTGATCGACCCACAGTTCTTCTTTAAAGTCTTTTAAGAAAAAATCTGAGACTATAAAATCATAACTAAGTTCTGTCATACATTCACAAACCTATATTCTGGTGGTTTGATATTATAGTGAATTGTGTCTTCATCAAAACTAAAAGGAACTTCCTGAATTACAGGTGTGTGTCCATCAAAGTAATAACCAAAGGCTTCAAGATCTACTTTATATCTTTCTGATACAAGATCTATCATTTCATTATCATATTCATTGATATACGACATATTAATATTGAAGCCATTATGTACATTGTGTTTTTCAAATGCTTCTGCATCTGTACCAATTACATCAGCAATAGTAGCAATGGCACTTGTTCTTTCTTCAAATTTAAAGATGTTTGCTTTGATCTTTCCATTTGAATCACAGAAATATCCATACTGCGGTTTTCTATACCATGGAATCGATTCGTCAAATAACCATTTTTTAAATTCTACATCAGTTCCAGTGTCTCTGCAATACAACTTGTGAAGTGTAGATTCGCGAGAGAATGGATTACGAATAAAGCCAAAGATATAATGATTTGAAAAAGATCTGTACTTTATCTCTTCAGCATATATCGAATGTTCTTGTACATAATCATCTACATTACAAAGTCTTCTACCTTCGCAATTTTTTAAAAGATAATCTGTAATACTCGTTCCGGAGGTTCGAGGATTGTGCACAAATGCATAAGCATTCTCACCATCACGTACAATCATATAATTAATCCGCTAATAGTTCAGGCAATGTTCTTCTTAGATCATTCAGAGAAGTAGCTGTTTGAATATCAGGATTCGTTGTGCAGTTTCTAAGAATATTCTTCTTAGCAATAATCTCAGCTTTTAGTTCTTCATCATCGGCTTCAAGAGCAATTTGATACTGAAGATCAAGCTCTTGTAGTTTTGGTTCACGAAGACGACGCATCATGTTCTTCCAGATTTCACGTGCTTTGACCATGTCATAAGCAAAATTATTATCTTCATCTAGTGTAAGAGCACCATAGAAGTAGTTGATGGCAATTCCAGTTTCTGACATTTTTCCGGCAAAACGGAAAGTAAGTTCTGGGTGGTTTACCGCAATTCTTTCTGCTTCAGCATCTACATCGATGGTATCATCAATCATCTGTGTAATACGAATCGAACCGTCTTCGGTTGTCCATACGATGATATTATCTGAAAGAGGTGTTCCTTGTTCTGACATCTTTATACCTTATGCAAACTGTATTGCCATGAAATTGTGAATACCACCTGGGTTTGTCATGAATTGACCGCCAGAGCTATTTGATGTATATTTTGTAAGCACACGACATGTTGTAGTGGTTTGATTTTCAATACCAGTATATACTAATCGTGCGGCGGTGCTTGTGCCTCCAGGTGCTTGCAAGAACGCTTTGTAGTTGGCGTTACTGAAAGTAATACTAAAGTTAACAGTAATATCACCATCACTGTTCCATGTAAGAGACGAAACGTTCTTAACTCCATATGTGTTGTAACTAAAACCAGCTCCTGGCGAATAATACGTACCATAATCATAATAGTAATCGTATCTCAGTGTAGCAACTTGGTCAGCCGAACTTGACCCAGTAAATCCTGTTGGTCCGGTCGGACCAGTTGGTCCTGTAACACCTTGAGCACCTTGTGCGCCTTGTGGACCAGTTGGTCCCGTAGGACCGGCAGGACCTTGAGGACCAGTTGCACCACCAGAGCCAGTATATCCAATTGGTCCTTGCGCACCTTGTGGGCCTGTTGGACCTGTTGGACCGGTTGCACCTTGTGGGCCTTGAGGACCTGTTGATCCAGTAAAGCCAATTGCACCTTGTGGACCAGTTGGGCCTTGCGGGCCAGTTGCACCTTGTGAACCTGTAAATCCAATAGGACCTTGTGGTCCAGTTGCACCTTGTGGTCCTTGAGCGCCCTGGCTACCAGTGAATCCAATTGGACCCTGTGATCCGGTAAAGCCTGTTGCACCACGCGACCCAGTAAATCCGATTGGCCCTTGTGGGCCAGTTGCACCTTGTGGTCCTTGAGCGCCTTGTGATCCGGTAAAACCATTTGTGCCATTTGTACCAGCAGAGCCGGTAAATCCAATTGGTCCCTGTGGACCAGTGGCTCCTTGAGAACCAGTAAAACCAGTAGGTCCTGTCGGACCATTTGTACCATTTGTACCAGCTGAACCAGTAAATCCGATTGGACCCTGTGCGCCTTGAGGACCAACAGAGCCAGTAAATCCAGTAGCACCACGCGATCCAGTATATCCAATACCATCAACCCAAGCTGCATCAGTACCACCGGTTCTTAAAAAGTATCCGGAGACTGAAGCATTTTGTGCTGGCAGAAGATTATTTAGACCGGCAGCTCGAGTTGCTGCATTTGTACCACCTTGGCCAATATTTAGAATACCATTAGATATGGCAGATGCATTGACTGTTAGACCAGAGCTATTTGCTACAACACCTGAAAGAGCACGAATATTGATTTGTGTTCCGTTGGCATTCACAACAGAGTTTGAAAGACTTAGATTGTCTGCAGATACCGTGAATGTTCTTGTTGTATTACCAAGTAGGACACCGTTTGCAGTCGGGATTAACTCACCGCTAAGCGATGTGTTACTAAATGTAAGGTTGCCAGCAACGGTTAAATCACCATTTACTGCAAGAGTCTGGCGTACAATCACATGAGCATTGACAGTGACGTTTGCCGTGAACAGCGAATCACCGTTTACTAAAAGACCATTGTCTATTTTAAAATTAGTATTTGCCATGTTAACCTTACTTAATTAGATGAGCTACGACTTTGACAGCCGAGTTTGCAACTGTTTGTACAAGATATAGATTCACATTCGAAGTATCAGCATTTGCAGTAAATGTTCCGAGTGGAGATGCTCCACCATTCGAAGCAACAGTACCATATGTGGTTACGAATGCCGACAAACCACCATCATGAGCAAGGACCAATTCAGAAAGTTGTGTATTACCATTCTTTACCTGAACTTCAAACTTAGCTGATGAGTAAGTTGCTTTCGGGAATCTGTAAACAAGAACAGCACCAACAGTTGAACCAATGTCAGCGTTTGCAGACACATCAACTACATAGTCTGTTTGGAATGTTGTTGCACCACCAACAGACAGAGAACTTGCTAATGTAGCTGGTCCAGCTACACCAAGAGTGCTAAGTGCATTTGCAGCACCTGTTATGCTTAGTGTATTTGAGAATGTAGCATTACCTGTAACAGCAATGGTATTAGCAAGCGAGGTTGCACCGAGTACTGTCAGAGTACCATCTGTTTCGATTGCTGTTGACGTAATAAATGTATTAACTGAACTGTTACCAACATTGAAACGTGTTGTTGTCAGATTGACGTTAGCACCAACATTGATTGCAGTGGCATTTGCAGTTGTAGCATTTAGAGCACCAAGTGTTGCCAGACCAGTAACACTAATTGTATTTGAGAATGTAGCATTACCAGTTACAGTAATTGTATTTGATAAAGTAACTGCACCAACTACACCGAGTGTGCTAGCAAGATTTGCTGCTCCGGTCACCGCAAGAGTATTTGAAAGAGTTGTATTGCCTGTTACTGCCAGGGTATTTGCTAATGATGTTGCACCAAGTACTGTCAGGGTACCATCTGTCTCAATTGCAGTGGAAGTAATGAATGTATTGACTGATGAGTTACCAACATTAAAGCGCGTTGTTGTCAGATTGACGTTAGCACCAACATTGACAGCAACCGAAGCATTCGCAGTTGTGGTATTCAGTGCTGCATTTAACGATGCAAGACCAGCAACATCCAGCGTATTGGCAAGAGATGTTACACCGAGAACTGTTAGAGTACCATCTGTTTCGATAGAAGTCGATGTAATAAAGGTATTAACCGAGCTATTGCCAACATTAATACGTGTTGCTGTTAGATTGACATTGGCACCTACATTCACGCCAGAAGAAGCATTGGCAGTTGTGGTATTTAATCCACCAGAAGCATTTGCAAGACCAACGACTGTCAGAGTATTTGAAAGTGTTGTTGCACCAAGAACATCGAGTGTTCCGTCTGTATCAATCGCAGTAGAAGTAATCGCTGTATTTACAGATGAGTTACCGATATTGATTCTAGCAGCGGTCAGGTTAACGTTAGCACCAACATTGACTGCGGTTGAAGCATTTGCTGTTGGTGTGTTTAGGTTACCAGCAGCATTTGTTAGACCAGATACAGTTAGAGTATTTGAAAGTGTTGCAGCGCCTGTAACATCAACTGTATTTGATAATGTTGTATTACCAGTTACGATCAACGTATTCGATAGTGTAGCATTACCTGTGACAACAATTGTATTTGAAAACGTGGCGTTACCAGTTACAGCAATGGTGTTAGCAAAGTTAGCATTTGATGTTACATTAGCAGCACCAGAAATTGTCAGGTAGTTGGTTGGTGTAATTACTAGATTAGCAACACCAGTCCATGAACCATTTCCAAACTTGCTGTCGAATGAACTGTTACCAACAAAGACAGTATCGGCATTTGCATAAACATTTGCACCGACAGCTACAACCGTAGTGTTACCAACAAACAAACCAGTATTGAAAGCAATTGGTGTAATGTTAGCTGTTGATGTACTATTTGCAATTTGAATGCGGCTAGGTGAAATATTCGTGTTGACAGTACTGCTAGATTGTGTTATAATCAGACTACTGTTTACAAAGGAATTAGCAGATCCTAAGCCAAGGTAAACACCAACTGGATTCAGGTAGCTGTTCGAAGTGCTGTTACCAGCAAGAACACGAATACCAGCGTCCGCGGCAACATAAGCTGTAGCATTTGATGTAATAACTAGGTTAGCAGAATTACCAGTTGCTACGTTACCACCGCGAAGAGCTGTCGATACAGCAACAGTATTTGCGCCAAAAGTACCCCACAGTTGTGATGTGCGGCTAATGGTTGAGTTACCAGTGTTAGCAGTGGTTGTATTTGCAGTAATGATTTCGGTCGAGAAGGCATTCAGCAGCTCGTTAGTCTGAAGTAACCAGACTTCAAAGCTATCAGTAATGATATCAACGTTAGCTACTAATCTTGCCATTAATTATTCCTGTGTATTAACTGCTGCAAAAGATGTTTGATATCACGGAGATCATGTTCTACTTCACTCATTCTCTTGCACAAACTGTTGTTTCTTTTGCTTGCTTCTCTTGCAGCTAAGAACTTCTTATATTCTTCTTCATTGTTATTTATGATAACGCCAGAGTCAGTATCTTTTACATACCCTGGATGATTTGTATCAACTAACATTATGCAGAGACTCCAATCACTTGGATTTGCTCTACCTTCGGAACAACGTGAGTGTTTTCTGAAAGAAGAACTACCTTAATCTGCATTGTGTTATATGTATCAAACTCGGTATAAGAAGAAGTTACGTAGCGAGCAACGTTATCATTAGCAATATTGTTCCATGCAACGTTCTTATACTTCAGCTTGTCAACTCCGACATCACCAATGATGTTTGTATTCGAAACACCCTTAAAGAGTGTAATCGCCGTTGAGTTGGCACTTGAGACTGGGAAGACTTCATGATTATCCGGAGACAGAATGTCGTACACACGAATCAGATCACCAGTCGATAGGGTCGACGATTGATCGGCTGTGGTAGTAATCGAGTTGCTGCTCAGTGTTGTTAGGAAGTTACCAGATAGACCTGCCGAGATCTCAGGGAATTGTGGAAGACCATATGTGTATTCCCACAGATCCTTTGGATCTTCTGTGCTGAAACGATCGGTATTGTTCTTCAGTTCAAGCGGTGTCCATGCCTTATCATCGAAGGCATCTTTGTCAGCTGAATTGTGAAGCTTTGCATAAACTTTAATTTGTGTACCAGCTGGACGGTATCCTGCCAGATAGACAACAACGTCTTCAGCGTACTTGCCTTCGCCAAAAGATATCTTCTTCGAGATATACTTTGATTTAGCCAGACCATTACGGTCAACTTCTGTGTCATAGTCGGCAATACCACCGAGTGTCGCAGTAATAGTATTATTGATATCGTTCTGATAGAAGAAGAAGTCAAGCTCGTTTGTCTTCAAATATGGAACTGAGAATCGATTTGCTTCTGAAACCGATACATTGAATGCCACGTTAACGACAGCCGACTTTCTTTCTGTGCCATAGAGGTTGATATTATCAACTTCAAGTGATCTTGAAAGAATGTATGACTCACGAACCGCGTTGTTGAACTTCAGCAGTTCAAGATTGTTAACAGTTGCCGGCATTGCGTTTGATGAGTTGGCAATGTTGTATGTCATCGAGTAATCAGATGTACTCGGATTACCGATCATGAATGTTGGCTTGAAGTTATCAACTTGGAAACGATCCAGTGAAACAACGTTAGCCGAAGCACCTGATCTTGTACCAATGATACGTGTACCCGTGACAAACTTTACAGTGCTGTTTGCATTCGAGTCAACAAGATAGACTTTCTTCTTTGTGTAATCAGTAAAGTAAACAACACCAACTGGCGGAACTTTAAATCCGATACCAGCTGCACTGAAGCCTGGGAATTTATCAACAGTCATTGCAGTAGTATTAATCACGTTTGTGATTGTCAGAACATCTCTGACAGAACCGTTTGAAACTACAACTTTGTCTTCAATACCTAAGTTGGTGAATGTCGTACCAGAACCTATAACAGTGTTTGATGAAGACAATACTGTGATTGTACCAGTTGCGTTGGCAATGTCTTGGAAACACCATTCACCACCAAGTAGTGCACCTGAAACCGAAGGATCAATTGTAAAGAATTCGTAATCTCTGTTGACAAGTGGAACTGTTACGTTATTCGAAACAAACTGAGCAACCTTTACTCTGAACTTCAGGTCCTTGTTGCTAAACTTATCATAAGTGTTTGAGTTAGTCGCCTTATAAAGGAAACCGTCAAAGCGAGACTGAGATCCTGGTGATGCATTGTTTGTGACGCCGCCTGATCCAATAAGTCTATCACCTTGAACGTTTGTCCAGATGTCATAAGCAGGATCGTTGTACTTGACAACAATACCGTAATACTTACCAGTCTTTACAAGAACCGGGTTTGAGAAGCCAACTACGGTTGGTGTCTGTGCATCATTGCTGACGTTCACAGAATCGTAGTCAATTGCCTTTACCGAATTCACCATCGATGAATTTGGATTCGGATCGCCGTTCTCGACTTCACAAATCCAGACGTTAATACCAGGCTTAAATGCACCACTTACGTTTGCATTCTCTGCAGGCTTTGCCTTAAAGAATAGATCTACGGAAGTCAACATGATTTCAGCCGCGCTTGCAACTGTATCAGGATTTACATAGAATGTTTGGATGTAGTCAAATGTCGACATTAATTCCTCTTAATCTTTTCTTTATTTATTCTCAGCGAAGGCGCTCATTTAGGTTATCCCAGTCAACGAACCTAATATTATTTCTTTCCATAGCATCATTAATATACTGAGAAGTAAAGCCACTTGGAATTTCAACCGTTCCTGGGGCCGGTCTGTCAGAAGTTGAAGCCATTGTGCCCGTAAGTGAAGTATTCAGACCGACTGGTTCAGAAATATTTGCTGGAATACTTGTGTAATACTTCATTCCAATAGAACCAGTTGTCTTTGAGTTTCCGTCATATGATTCAACAATAAACACCTTGGTACCAGCTTTTGCTGCTGCCAATTTGTTTTGTTGTTCAAGATCTGAAGTTGCTTCATTAATACCAGCATCAAAGTAGAAGTCAAAGTTCAGAGTACCATTGGTATCTGTCAAAAGACCACTTGTATTTGTTGTTGATGTTCTTGATTGCGCACACTTCGATGTCTGATCTTCGCCATCAAACATAAACTTGTGATATGTATTTGGCTTCAGACCAGTAATAGCAATAGTGAACTTTTGTGCGTCAGAGATAAAGTCGCCTATTGGAAGCGGACGAAAAATATTACCACCAAAGATGTATTGTGTTGACAGTGTGATAGTGAACTCTGATGGAGATACACCATGAACAACACCATTATAACCAAAGTTTGCTGGGTTCGGTACAACACGAGTTTCACGGGTTACAACGTCTGATGGATAGTATAGTTTGTATCCGAATGTACCAGACTTCGAGCTCTGTAGGAATCCACCGCTCTTTTTGCCCTTGTAAACACGGATCTTATAATAGATGCCGTCATTCGGATTATGTGTCCATAGAAGCTTAAACTGATCTTCGATGAATCCACCCACTGGACCAAACGACTTACGCTCGAGTGAGCCTGAGTGTTCGATCTTTCTGCCGTCGTTCAGGACACGTAGACCCTTTGCAGTGATGTCGGCATTTGTAATCGCCTGTGCACCAGCAGACGTGTAGGTAGTTACATAGTTACCGCCAGCAGTTTGTGACTGGAAGACTTCGAGGGCCATGTTGTTGTCACGGCCGTTGATGTAGAACTCAACCGGTCCAGCAAGGGTGCTGAATGTATAGAAGAATTCTTCAAAGACATTGCCACTGTTGCTATTCGAAGTGCTACGCTGTGACTGAAGTGCAACTGACGTTGTCTGTGTAACAACAGTGACTTCAACTGGACCTTCAACTGCACCGTCTGTTGCATCATTCTGAGATACAATAGTAAACTCATTGAATGGCAGAGTTACAATACCCGTTGTACCGTCTTCTGGCTTGAATTCAAGGTTAAGTTCAGTCAGCTTAGGACCAAGTTGATCTTCCTTGATTGTTGCATAGTACTCAGGATTGCCAAGATCCGAATAGTTGTAATCAGTAAACGGATCAACAAAGAAACCAAAGCGGAAGCGATCATTCAGTGAATCGAGTGACGACGGAATGAATCGTGCTTTTGCCAGAGCTTCAGCAAGAGTAAATGATACGTAGTATTCAAGTGTTTTGATACGATTCTCAAGAGAAGCAATATCAGACATTTTGTATCCCTTGACTTGGATACGCGAACGATCTGTTGCACTAATCAGAGACTTAACCGTATAGTTCTTTATTCTTCTTCCGTATGATTCGTTGGCAACCTTCGTGTCAATAATCTTTGCCATATCAGCTGATAGCGATCCTGGCAGTGATGGATACGGTGGAATTGTCAGAACCTGAAGCGTGATGCTGTTCTGTGGCTCAGGTGGAACTTCATTCAAGAATCCGTTTTTACCAGGACGAACCACGAAATCGCCGTTGCTATCAACAACAACACGATCTGTACGTCCAAGATAGAACTCAATGTTTGCAGTCAGATCTGTGTCTGGTGCAGGGAAGAACTTCTCGGAGGCAGTAAATCTTGCAGATGAACTTGGCTCGGTTGGGTTGATGATTGATGCAGCATTGGCACCAGCAGCAACCGACGAGATGTCAGTAATCAGATTGATTGTGTTTGCCGAACGTGGACGGAAGTCGTATTGATCGCGAAGATCGTAGTATATTCCACCTGTTCCAAGAACCTCTGGAATTTCCATGGTGTGCACATTTGCAGAAGTAACTAGTGCATCGAATCCGAGAGTATCGTCAATTGGATACGAACTGATTGTTTTTACACCAGCATCGCCGCCAGTAAAAACGTCGTACTGAACCAGAAGAACATCATTTGATGAGAGTGTAGTTGCACGTGGCTTTCTGTACAGATAAGAAGTATCTAGATAATCTTCCTTCTGGTTGGTGTCGACATAGAAATCGTTTGTTACATCAAGAGTACCTGATGTATTGCCAGTAAAGAAGATTGGTTGGCCGGTCAGTGTGTGATTCTCTGAGGTTGCAGTTGCAGTCAGAGTCAGGTTAGCGCCACCACGAGTAGAAGCCAGAGCCATACCAGTGCTGTTTGCAAAGACAGCGTAGTATGTTCCTGCATCTGATAGACCGGTAATTGTTGTAGTATTGTCAGCATAAACAACCGAGTCACCGTTTGCAAATGGGTTATCTGAGATCAGAACAAATGCATTTGCTGTACCAGAGTTTTCAACGCCAGTGTTTGCATTAAACGATAGAGCTCTTGACGCGCCGTTTGCTTGGAATACTTTTCTCAGACGGTATGCATCTGACAGACCAAGTGCCCATGGACCATTCACACCACCTGCGTTATTCGAGCAAACAACTCTTGTGTGTACTGAGCGGTTTGAAGACTTGACAGCAGAACTTACACTTGTACGAGTTGCGTTATAGACAACCATTACGTTAGCGGATGAAGAACTGCCAGTCGAGTTTGCAATATTATTTGCAAGGAAGATCGTCATGACCTGGCTGTTTGATACGCTCACGTTTGCATAACGTGCAGCTTTGCTTGACAGCGAGACAGGAACGTTAGCTGGATAGTAGAGAGTTGCAGTACCACCAGAATATGTTTGACCTGCACCAGCAGTTAGAACCATTGACGACGCACCAGTTACCTGAGATACCTGAGCAACAACTGTTGTACCGCCAGTGCTATTTGCAAACTTGATGAAGTCCCCGGCACTGAATACGTTCAGGAAGTTTGTACCGCCGGCACCTGCAACAAGAGTATTGGCAGTGGAACCAGCACCAATAGAAATTGTTCCGGTTGCTGCAGCCAGTGCCTGATAATTGGCCTTTGGAATGATAAGAAGTTCATTCTTTGCAGATGTGCTCAGTGCACCAGAATAAGGGAATGCTTCGCCAGCACCAAGGTTTAGTTCGATAAAGCCAGATGTATTTGCAGTCTCTGACTCATTGACAGTGCGGTATGTGTAAGAAATATTTGCAGCAGTCTTCATTGCTGGAACAGAGTTGTAAAGAAGCGATGTGCTTCCTGCATCCTCCAGTTGAGCCTGACCGCTTGCACCGATGATAACGTCTGCAACACCTTTGTTTGTTCCACCGTAGTATACTGAACGTACGTTACCGAAGTTCTTACCACCGTTCATAACAACATCAAACAGATACAGGCGATATACAGCATCAGCTGCGCCGATTTGTCCTGATTCAAGAGTTACTGAACGAATACGTGCTTCACCAATCTTGTTACCAGATGCCGAGATAACATTGCCAGCTGATGTTGTAACATAAGCTGCTGTAGCATCTTGTAAATCTACTTGCGCGCCGATATTGAAAGCAAAGTTACCACCAAGTTCCTTTACACGAACATAACTACCGTATCCAAGACGAAGCTTGGCAGCATTGTTTGTTCCTGTTGCAACACCTTTAGCAACGTTTGCTCTATAGTGTTCGGTCTCTACACGATAACCGTTGATATATGCTTTACCTGGATCCACATTCATCTTGAATACAGAAGATGTTTCAGAGAATGTTGCCGAATCACGAGTTGCAAAGATAAATTGATCTAGAACGTAGTTACCAGATTCTTCGTATGTTCTCTTGGCAATCTCGTCGCCAATAACATTATAGACTGTGCTTTGGTTCTGTTTGTATGGGCGGCCGTCAGCAAACTCGATGATTGGAAGGAAGTCAGTATTTGCATCCGCTTCTTCCTTAGTAAGAACAGTAAGTTCTGGAGTTAGCTTCAGACGATCTGCACCAGGAGCAGCGTAGTTGAAAGTGCCAGTAGCGTTATCAAGAAGTGATGTATCTTCGTTGCTATCAATGATATCTTCTGCGGTATAGAAACCAACTGACTTGCTAAAACCTGTATTTGAGTACTTATTGACAACTACAAGTTGTGGAGATACTCTTGAGAAGAATCCCTTTTGATAGATAGTACCTTCATCAACAGTTACACCATAACCAGTGCCAACTGGAGATACTGCTGAGTTTGCAACAGTGATAGCGGCCATATAGTTAAGAGCAAAAACATCCAGATCTCCGATTTCGGTAGCCGAAAGAGCTGTGGTTGATTGCTTCATTACTGTTACATGCGGTGGAACGTAGTAACCAGATCCTTGGCCAATTACAGAAATAGATGTTACTTTACCAAGAGCATCTGTAACAAGAGATCCTGATGCGCTTGCACCAATTAGAGCAACAACGTTTGCAGTGTTTGCAGTGTTAGCACTGCGAATTGTTTCACCTGGTCCAAAGCGCCACAATGTTGTATTTGCAGTACCATCAGCAAGGTTATTTGCATATGGTCTTACTTTGAGAATAAGTACTTCAGCATTTGCAGTCGCATTTGCTTCTACAATAACAAGATTTGCTACACCATTTTGAATGGTATGTCCATTGGCAAACGCACCGGCTGGGAAAGTATTACCACCAGTAGAGTTTTGAACAGCAAGAGCTGAAACAACTACTACCGAATCTGTATTACTAAACAGAGAAGAACCGTTATTTACTCGTGTCTTGAAAATTGGATAAAGTGGACTAAAGACTTCGAGTGTATCACCTGCAGCAAATGTTGATGTGTTTGAATTTGTGCCTGATGAGTTATACTTTACATAGAGCGTATTTAGATCTGGTGAACGCGATTCAAAACCGGCAACAGTCTTAACAATATGACCTGCCACATTTGAACTGTTACGAACAGACATACCTTCAAATGCAGTAATAGCAATTTGAGTACCGTCTGTTTCAGTATCCTTAATCTTAACATAAGGAAGAACCGAGTGGCGGCTAATGTTACAACCTTCGATGATTGTACCACGCTTAAAGATGTTATCGCCAAACTTCTCAACTTGATTCTGTAGAATGGTCTGGAGTTGATTAAGCTCACGTGCCTGAACGGCTACACCTGGCTTGAAAAGAACACGATAAAAGTTCTTCGCCGGATCATAGTCGTCGTAGTACGGAAATACATTTAGGTCTGTCTGCAGAGCCATTTATTTAGAACTCCAAAATTATCTTAATTATTTCTGATTTATTGTTGCTTCGAGTAATCGGATCTAGATTTTCAATATATAGAACTTGACCGCTACCAACAACAAAGTCTCCAGGATATTTATTACTCAAATTCTCAAGTGTAGCGCCAGAAGTGACTCCGACGATATTTCTTACGCCTGCTTCATCTAAGTTATAGATACCAAATTTATTACTAATAAACATAGTATCGTCATCTACGCCACCACCAAGAGTGATAGAGTGGAAAGATCCACGTGGCATAGCAAACGAGATAAGGCTCTCTTGCTCAATTACTTCGTCAGCAATAAAGCTTGTACCACCAGATGGGAAGTTGCCCACTAGTCTCGAAAGCTGAACTGCTGTATTAAATGCTCCGGCCGGTTTATCATTTACCTGAATAGCTACAGCTGGAGGAGTGAGGTTAGCGGTTGCTTCAATAATACTTGTTACGCCAGAAGTAAGACCAATAATCTTTGATTCTTCTGAGAATACGCCAGCAACATTTGAAAGAGTGACCTGTCCAGCACTAACTGATGTTACTTTACCAGAAGCCTGAAGAACAAGAGCCGAGATTTCACAATCGTCTGCAGTAAACGTAGAGTTTGTTGATGCAGTGATTTGATAGTCTTGTGGAACACCACTTACAACAGTAAGATAGTTATTACTTCCTTTTGTAACTAGAACATAATCACCTGCAGTAAAGTTATCTTTAAATGTAGGTGTCTGTGGATTAGCAAAGACAGCAGCTAATTGGCCATTAGTTCCTGTTGATGTTGTAACTGTTAGTGTCGGAAGAGTAACATAGTTGTTACCTTGGTTCGAAACTACAACAGATGTAATTACACCAGATCCATTGGTTGCAATATTTGCAGAAAATCCAGATCCACCAGTACCGGTGTTATTTGCTACAATAATATCGGTATTATCATAAGCCGTTCCACCGTTTGTAATTGTAATAGTTGAAGAGATACGGCCTTGATTTGTTTTCTTAATAGTAGTATTTGAAGCAGTAACAGAAACGTTTCCATGAAGCTTATATTGCTTGAACTGGTAAACAGTTTCACCAATATTAAAGTTACCACCTACAGTATTAGCAGAGCGGAGAATTAAATCAACATTTGTGTAAAGCGGATTCTTAAGAATTCCAACCTGACGGAAATCGTTTTCAGTTGGAATTGTTGAACCTTCACTATTAGTGAATTTAGTGCTAATGCAAACTCTTCTGGCTCCAAGTTCTGTAAGTGGATCTGAACCATGACCACCTGGAGGAGAAACAATTGGTTGAAGAGTTGCGGCTGTAAATCCAGCGCTGTTTGCAACAGAAGCTGGCATATCAATAAATGCACTGTTAATTGTAATTGGAATTGTGTCAGAAGTCTTGCCAGCATAAGACTCGCCATAGCGATAACCGGCACCGACACTCAGCATTTCAATTTCTACAATTGAATTGGCTGTTGAATCAATAATTGCTCTACCTTCGGCGGCAGTTGTTTCTGTTCCATCACCCCAAACATAAACATACGGATAGACTTCGTAAGTATCGCCAGCGGCCGGTGGTGTTGTAAAAGCAGAATTCAAAGTAAAGATCTTTTGTCCGCCTACACCACGATAATCAACAATTCTACGATATTGGCCAGCAGCACCAGCAGAAGAAGTTGTGATTTTGATTACACCACCACGATAGTAATCATCCTCAGCTTCAGCATCATCCGGCGCACCATAGATTGTATCAGCACCTACTGACAAGTCTGTTGTTCTAAATGTACCATTAGCAATATAGTTATCATAACCTTTGCCGCGTGTTACAATATCAATGACTTCAATTGTTCCAGGTGTAGCATTTGTTTCAACTGATGTATTAGCAACAACAGGAATATAATTTGTGGTTGCAAACTTTTCATATTGTGTTTTTGTTACACTATACATGTACTTCCAGATATAACCATCGCCGGTTACAATCGGATCAAGTGTTTTAGTAGATGGAGCAACAGTAGAGTTTACGTTCACTGTAGTGTTACTAGCATTAAATAAACACTTGTAAACATTAAATTCAGTGCTATTATCTATAACTGTATAGAATCTCTTATCATAAAGACCACCATCGCGGTGATCGTACTTATGATAGAAAGTATTTGAAGACCAGAGATACTTGTTTACAACATGTACAACATCACTTGTTGCAATTCTTTTTGCAAAGATCATGTTATCATAAACATCAAGGTTGGTTGACTTAACACTGTTGTTTGGTGTAGTCAGATTTGTATCACTTCCAGGATACGGAGTATGCTTGCCAGCAAAGACAAAGTAGTCGTTATTAGCAAAAGAGCTCACAAAACTTGCAGCGCTTTCTACATTAAAATTAGTTGTTACAAGTTTTTGAGTAACTGACATTTATTCCTCGATCGTCTTTGTCAAGTAGTGACCTGATGTAGAGTCACCACTAGCTGTAGTATTTGCTGTTATATTTATCGGAGTTCCATTGGCAGTTGCTGACAGTTTCACAGTACTACCAGATGTTTGTACAACATAATAGTTGGTATTATTTGCCAGTCCTTGAACAATCGTATTCGCTGTTGTAGTAGTGTATTTTACAATATCACCATTTGCAAACGGATTTGGTGTAATATCAGTATCGATTGTTTCATTTACTGAACTTACATCGGCTGCAGAGTTGAACTGTACTTCTTGACCTGTTGCAATCTCTGAAAGTTCTACTGTTACTGAATCTTCTTCAACGATCAGTGCTGAGCCAAAGAATTTAGTACCAGCAGTATGCATTACCTTCTTAAACATATCGGCATAACGATCAACAGAGATCTTTGAAAGAATCTCATACGAGTATTCTTGGTAATAATCGCCGTCATGAATGTACATGTCTTCAGACAAGAAGCCCCTTGAACTTCTATAGTAACCTTGACCAATACCGTGCCCATCAATTACTACTGTAACCGAACCAGATCTTGCACCATCAGCTGATGTATATTGAAGAACATCGCCGTTAGAATAACCAATACCAGAGTCGACAATCTGAAGCGATGTAATCTGACCATTTGCACTAATAACGTTTGCTTCAATATCAGCATTAAGACCGATTGGATATAGAAGATCTAAATCTTCAGTAATGCCGGTTACATTTGCCGAGGCACCCGAAACGTCACCAATTAGAATAGAACCTGCTTTGAATGTATTTTCAAATGTAAGTCTTTTTACACGAACTACAGAAGTATTAGCAGACTTGACAATACCTTTGGCAGTAGATGTTATCTGGACAGATGCAATGTTTGATATGTTTGCACTGACATATGGTGTAGAGTATGAATGAAGTGTGTTTGTTGTAAGCTCACCAGTATTACCCGACACACGAACAAATCCATTTGCACCAACTGTATAGATTGATTGAACTACGCAGTTGACAATTGGCGAACTATTTACATATAAACGATCACCTGGTAAGAATCCTGGAATGGTCGAGAATGTATGTGATTCGAGTGATGCAGAAGCAGCATTGATTGTTTTGACTGTTCCGCCACGTGTATCTGATAACTTAAAGCCAACAGTGTTCGAGCTAACAATATAGTATGCAGTGTTATTTGCCAGACCATCGATAACCGTGTTTGCCGCAGGCGTACGATAGATGATTCTTTGGTTGTTAGCAAATTCGTTTGCGTACCTGACAAGATTGTGGCCATTTGCGGCTGGATTATAATATCTAAGGAAGTGGCCAGAATCACCAGGATTCAAAGCAGTAATATCTACGATAGCACCACTCACTGTTTCAGACAGAGCAAGACCAGTGGTGTTGGCATTTCTTACATAATACAAAGCGTTATTTGTAAGTCCAGTAACGGCAGTGTTTCCAGCAGCAGTAAGATATCTTACTTGCTGACCATTTGCAAAGAGAGTATTTGCAGTTGCAATACTAATAAAGTTTGCGGTGCCATCAACTGCAGTATTTGAGTTGAACGATGCAACATTCGAGGCCTGTGTAATATTGATATTTGCACCACCGGCAGTTGACGAGAGCGTTACGCCAGTAGTGTTTGCAAGTGCTACAAAGTAGAATGCATTATTCGATAGACCCGAAAGTGCAGTATTTCCGTTGTTGGTATAATAACGAACGTAAGTGTTTGCAGGATAACTTACGTCAGCACCAGCAATTAAAATAAAGTCAGTATTTGAGTTTACTTGGTCGGTAGTATTAAATGTAGTATTGTTTGATACGTACAGAATGAAATCATTTCCACTTTGAATTTCATCGTCTACATTAATAGTTACAGCTTTCTCGTCGAATGTGTTGCTATAAGCACCATCATCGACCTTTAAATCATAGTAAACAAGGTTGGCAAATGTTTGATTTACTTTTTCACCAACAGCAAATACACCTGTTGCATCAGAAATATTGATAATAAAATCTTTGCGATCAAATGCTGAAATATATGGTTGATGAGCCAGAACGTATGGATCGACGTTATAGCCAGAACCGGGGTCAACGCCTGATAGAGAACCAATTGTGCCAATTGTGAACTTGTTAAATGACAAGCAAGAGAAGATTGTATTCTTTGAGTCGCCCTGTGGATTCTTTGGAAAGCCAAGTGCTGCAGCAGCCACAGGAAGAGCAGCATATGCTTGATTTGCTTGTGTAAGTGTAGTGTATACTGTAACAGCACTAATTGCAGTGTTTGTTGTAGCGTTGTGCTTTGTTACATTACTGTTAGCATAAGCAGTTGTGTTAGCAGTACCACCGGTATTACTAAAGTAATTATGATTATCTTTTGTTCTAAGTACACCAGAACCAATTTCAAAAACTGTACCATGCGTAAGCTTATACAGATAATGGCCTTCTTCATTTACTTTATTATTAGCAAATGTAGAGAAGTTGGTTGAATTGATTTGATCAGACTTGCGATACGGATAAGAAAGAATTACACCTGTGCTATTTGCAAGAGCAATGTAATAGTAATCGCCATTATAAAGACCAGTGAGTGCAGTATTACCAGCATCGACTTGATACTTGACAATGTCACCAATTGTAAATCGAGTATTTGCAGTCGGCAGATCAATAAATCCAGATGTGGCATTCACTGAACTGTTAGCATTAAAGCCAATCTTGCTAATTTCTTGATAAACTCTATCACCCACAACAAAACCAGCATTTGATCCGACTGTTAGAGTTACACGATCGTAATCAAGTGTTCCTACACCATTAGCAGAGATTATGTCAGTGCCAATAAAGATGTCTTCTGTATCACCAAGAGTACCAACATTAAATTGCGCACCAGAACCAAAGCTTGTTGAAAGTGGAATTGCGGATGTATTGGTTGTTTGTGTCAGAAGTCTTGCATGTTCAGATGCGACATAGTCTCCACCAGCATTTGATACTGTGTATGTAACTGTAGTTGCAATTGATGTATTTGTATCAGTATAGAATCTATCAGTTTCTGTAAAGTAACCTTTCAATGGAATGAATGTCAGGTTACCAGTGTTCGATCCAGAGTCATGAGATACAGTTAACAGAAGGCCCTCAGCGACCTTCTTGTTATCAGCATCATAACGATAGATTCTGCTACTCTCAAGAATCTTATCGTTATTTGCAGAAGAGTATTTTAAAGTATTGATAAACTTCTTAATCTCATATACACCAACAGTAAGATTTACTTCGGCTACGTTTGCAGATACTGAAGAGTTTGTAGATACTTCTAATCTTTCTCCAATTGGAAACGTACCACGAGCAGAACTGATTACAAGAGTATTACCGGTACCAGCCGGAGTAATACTATCGATTATACCTCTGCCAACAATAGCAGAAGTATTTTTATATAGAACATCCTGACCAACTGCAAGTGTTCCAACTTGGTTTTCAACCGTCACAGTGTAAATTTCTGGAATACCCATTACTTTACCGCCAATCGTTCTGTCTTCGATTGTGTTGGCATAGAATGAGATGACATTGCCAGATGTATAGTATGTTGCGGTATTTGTAAACACACCATTTACGTGTGAGATCATCACCGTGCCATTTGCACCTGTTTGATCTAGATCGATAATCTTACCGGTGCCGACAACAGTACCACCAATATAACGTGAGACTGTATCACCAATCGAAAGATTGGCAATTGCGCTGGTAAATGTAGCATTTACAATTGGTTCAACGGCCTGTTCGAACAGGCGGAAATATTGATCACTATTTGTGTTTGCTACTACATTATCAAGTGTAATTACTTTTTCAGAGATAATAGATTCTGTATCAAGTGTGTAACCATAACCGCCATCAATAAAGATGAAGTCAACGATACCAGTTGCTTCACTGACAGACTCAACACGAGCAAGTCCACCTTGTCCGTTCGTGGTACCAGCAAATGTAACAATATCACCTACACGGAATTCACGGCTGCGATCTTGTAGTAGTACACGCTTAACAGAACCAATCAACTTAGCTCTTTTTGTTCTGTCATAAACTGGACTATTGTTGATATTTAAACCAATAACCTCGCCATTGTTAAACTCACCTTGACGACCAGAGATGTAAAGTAGATCTACATATCCAACAGATGTACGACGACGAATGAACTTTTCGACAAATGCCTTGGCACCAGAAAGTGCACCAACAATTTGTTTACCAACATACTCGACATTAAAACGGCTGTGTGTAACTTCTAGATATTCTGGTCTTTCCCAGATACCATCTGAAACGCGAAGAATGTTATCTGCAGGATAACGTACTTCGGCAGCTGTACCATACACCAATTTGAAGAACAAGTCAATAGAACGCTCGGTACCCTTTGAACGATACAGATCAAGCGAGTTCTTGATTAGTAATTGCTTGTTTGTAGCAGTATCGAATTGAATGTTTTTCAGATATTTTTCTTTGAACTGGAGAATAAATTCATCAACAGTCGTATCAATGTCACGATAGTCTGGAAGTTTACGTGCTTGATAAAGAACGTTATTAGCAGATTCCATCCACTCAAAGTATGCTTTGGCAAAAGCAATGAACTGTGGTCCCTCTTCCTGATAGAAAGAAGGAAACTGGTTCTCAATAAATGGAGAAATGATTGCTTCTATTTTTTTCATTATTCTCTGATCTGTTCGATTGTGATGTTCACGTCTGGTTCAATGATATTTAATATCACATTCTGGATGGCAGTAATATCACGTGATCTTGGCTCAGCATAGATCTTTAAAGATGTACCAATATAATTTTGAACAGTAAAGTTTGTCAGCCTTACAACACCAGTATCATAATCAACTGTACCAACATCGACAATCTTCTTGTGATTTGCACCAACCGGAGTTACAATACGAACAACACCATCACCGTTGTCTTCTAGAATGCAGTTCTGAATTCCGGTATATGTGAATGGTGTTGATGTAATACCATGTACGTCGATGATTGGATGCTCATCACCAAGCAAAGGAATTTCCTGAGTAAGTGGAGACTTGAAATCGATTGTTAGATTCAAAGGAACACCAAGATCTGGAGTTAGATACTTCACAAGATTCACTTCTGTTTCGTTACTAATAACGCTAGCATCTGTAGCATCGATAGCTTGAACCATTTTTGAGTATCTGAATGTTTTTGCAAAGCTATTTAGATTTGTTGATGCATAGTTTAGAATAGCATCAATTGCATATGCACGAAGATCTTCTGGATTTAGACCAGTTCTGTTAATGTTATATCGAACAGTACTATCAATCTTAAGATATGTATAATCAGGAGTTACAAAGAGTGGTTCCATTGCTACAGAAGAACGCGAACGAAGGAATCTTCTGTATTCGTCTTCTTTAATCTTTGGTAGACCATCAACATCTGTCAGATCAACTGAAACAAAGATACGACCAAACTGTGGAGGTGTTGCATCCTCGCCACCGTATGCAGTCACCGCATTAATCTCTGGATAGTTGGCCTTCAATAGATTTTCATAATCTTCAGCAGTCACAGCACGTTCTTGAGTCGTGAAAGCTCTTGGTGCATTAAACTTGATTGAGTTCAGATCTTCTGCAACGGTTCCATCTGCGGCTGCTGATAATGTTGTAATAGCTACATTGGCTTCATTATCAATACGAGCAGCATTAATAAATCTAAATGCGCCATTTGGAAGTTCACCATTTGATGTTCTGTATTCGATTACTACAATCGAGTTATTCTTTGGTTTGCGACCAACAACACCGTCACCAAATACTACTTCATATATATCACCAACTGCTGGTTGTAAAAAGAATACTTTGGCATTTTCATCATGACCAAATAGCGAAGTAGCACGTGAATATTCTAGTGTTGTAGATCCATTGTCTTCAAGTATAGTAACAGTAACGCTGGAAATGTCAACGGTTTTGTTGTTAATCTTATAAATTAATGGATTGCCATAATCTACGGCATATGTGTCTGTAAGATAAACACCTTCATAGATATCAATAGATTCACTTACA